CATCAGGTCCGACTCCAGCCATACCAGCAGTCTTGCCGTTAGGCACCTCGAACCATACCCCTAAGCCTTCGTGAACGCACAAAGTTAGGTGTTCTATAGGATCTAGCCCATGACCTTCTTCGACCTCTCTACGGTCTTCTGGACGTAAATTAAAGGCCACCTTTAAGGCAGCCTCTATTGTTAGTGGGTGAATATATTTAGACACGTTTGTAATTTCTTTGTGAATAATCTCCTTCCCATGACATAGCATGTAATGTTGCTGGAGATGGGTGTGATGATTTCAGTAGTACTTCTACATTACTATTCTTTTCATATACAGGTACTGTTTGTACTTGTTCAGGTAAATATGGTGCATCAGATACTAAATACTCATCAGATAAACTTGATTCATATGTTTCAGTATAATCAGCTTTACCTACTCTTTGTAAGGTAGTAGAGTATAATCCTGACTTACCAAAGTTTAATTTAATTCTATGTATTACAAGTGAAGAATTAACATCAGATTTAGACTGTTCTCCCTGTTGTCTAGTTAGATATAAGGTAGGGAAATGTACAGAGTACTCATATAAATATCCTATATAGAATGTACCAGTAGACCAATCTCCCGGTACTGTAAAGTCATCTGTATTAGTTACAGTACATTCAGCATACCGTCCTACTCTAGTAGCATTAGAATCTATATCAATTAATACAAGACTACCATTAGGTGTTGTTACCTGATCTATCCAATCAGATTGATTAGCAAATGTAGTTAAGTTTGTACTAGCACTATAAGTACCATTACCAACTGTAGTCCAGTTATCTAGATGTATTAGATAGTCAACATTATCCTCTTCTATACTAGGATCAGTATCTTCTTGCATGATACTCATTCTTTGTAAGAAGTTATCTGTATCTAGTATATAATAATTATCATCAATAATGAAATGATACTTAAGTGGGTTATTGAATTTCCATTTAAACCAAGCAGTTTGAGGTCTTCTATCTCCACTCTGTAAATACTTATACCCATATACTATATCAGTATTAGTTTTACCAAATAGTATTAATTGGTTTTCTCTGGAATTAGTTAGTAAATCTATATTCTTATCTAAGAGAGTAGGTATTAATTTACTAGTCTCTATAATTATAGGTTCACCTTCTCTTTGAATACCAGCCATCTCATTGAAACGACTATTCTTACCTGAGTTATCTATATAACCTACAGTAACACCTAAAGAAATAGGAGGTATATCTTTATTATAATTATATGTAGATACACTTCTTAGTTTAGCAGTATCTGGATTTAATATCTCTGCATCAGAAGATAACAAGAATTGTTGGTTAGTACTAAATACTAATAAACCAGATGTAGTTTCTACTCCATCAAATAAATCTGAAGGAAACATAGAACTACTAGATATATCTATAGGATCTACAGCACTTACAGCTAGAGCTGTCTTAGCAAAGAAACTAGGTGTAGATAATTCTCCGGGTCTTGATAGTATAACATTCTCTCCTGATAACAATGCTAATCTATTACGGAAGAATAATACTTTATTTATCTTTTTACCAATAAAGGATGGTAAGGCATTAGTATTATCATCACCTACTACTCTATCTTCCCAAGAATATTTTTTCACTAAAAAATCACCGTCTGCCTGACGCTGTAATACATGAGGCATACTAGTAGCATCTAGACTCTTTACTATATTCGGAGCAGGGCATTCTACCCATGATCCAGCACCATCTATATTATCATTACCTTCAAACTTAAGATAGTAATCATCTTCTACTGAATCTCTTGAGTTAGCTACTTTAACTATATAGTTATGTCTACATTGATTAGGTAAGTCTGCAACATTATTAACTGATTCTTGCATTACTCTCATTAAATCCTGATCAACTATTTCAACGCTAAAAGCATTAGTTGAATATAAATAAAGACCAGTACCTATGATTCTAGAACTTATTCCAGTACCACTTAATTCAGTTACAATACTACCAAGAATTGTATCTGGAGTCACAGCTGTATCAGCATCAAATGGTGTAGGTGCTGGACGTATTATACCGTTCGGTCCTCCATTAATAGTACCTTTAATAGAAGTCTCCTCATGGTCTACAACTTTTATAGTATATCTATAATTAGTTTTAGCTGCATCTAAAGTAACTACTACTTGATCTCCATCTTCCCAACCTTCTCCACCATGTAATAAAGTAACTTGTCTATTATATGAACAGCTATAAGTATCGTGATCAACAGAAGTTGCATCATCAATTCTATTTAATTGACCTTGCTGACCTAAAGTTGTGATGCGAAAGATGAGATTTTTATTATCAGCATGAGCAGCTTTTATCTTTACTGAATGTTGACTTCCCCCTGCACCATTATCAAGATCACCTTGATTACTATCAGCTATATAGTAGAATGAATTATCATCATTTCTTGTTATTGTAGCTCTTGTTTGATTGTCAAAATCAGCGCCACAAGTATTACCAACTTCTTCAACATGTACTTGATCTCCAGTTTGGAAACCATGATTAGTATAATATACTGTAACTTTACCATTGGTAACACCACCACCATCTGATGTGTTAATCCTAGCGTCTTGTAAACTACTCAATGTATAATCACTACCTGATATACTAAATACTTGTGTACCTATACCGGGACATGGACCTGAACCACCACCCTCATATAAAGTATCTGATTCAATTTTTAATCTAGTAGCTCTTTTTCTAACTAATGTATTCTCATCATTAAATATGTTTAAACCATACTGTCTACCATTCTCTGTTCTTAATAGTTCAATGAAAGCAAAGTGTGCATCAGTATAGTTAGTGGTAGTACCTGTGGTACCTACAGTTTTAGTTCTATTATTTAAGAAGGTAGTATCATTAATAGTTAATGCTTGTAAGTCTTCTGTAGCTGTAGCACTACTAGGAGTTAGGTAAGTAGTTATAGATGTATGATCAGAGTTGCCACCATTGTATGCACTGTTATCTGTATGATACCATACATTCTTTTCAGCACCGTTCTCACAACTCCACATTCTAACTTTACCATCAGAAGCTATCTGACCTATATAAGATCCTTCTGTCTCATCTCTATAGTAATGGAACCAAGAACCATTAGACTGTACATTAGCTAATGGTGTTGATCCTATACGTTTAGTTCCCGGTCTCTTATATAGTCCTTCAGTTATATCAGGAATACCATTTACTATATCTTTTACTTGACCGGGGAACTTTTTTAAATCTGGTTGCTGTGATATACCAGCATAATAAGTATCTATAGTTTGTGTTACTCCAGCCATTATCTTCCTAGTGACCTCCAAGGTTGATAGGCAGTATAAATACTATCCTCTGGTAAACCAAACATAGTAGGATTACCTTGATTACATTCGTACTCCATTACTGTAGCTCTAGCTAAAGCTTCTTGTTGAGCTAGTAGTTGAGCTAGTTGTGGATTACCTACTAATTGTGTAGCAGCTCTTACAGCAGCTTTATATATTATATATCTTTTAAATGGTGATGGTATATCTTCATAAGATAGTAGTCTTACTACATCTAAATCTATTGAAGTATGATCAGAGAAATCATCTGTATGATTATACTTATCATATAGATAACCATTTCTCTTTACTACATCATGTGTTCTATCTGCCCAACCATTTGTAGTATCCATCTTTAAAATATCATTACCTATAGCTATCTTACCATTAGAGTCTGGTGTAAATGGTACATGCTTTTCTATATTAAAATGCCAACCTTCATTCTGTACATCTACGTTAGCATCTCTTAATAAATTATATATGAATGATATTTCTGGATTAGTAAATACTAATGAAGTTATCGGTGATTGACCAATAGCTCCCAAGATTGCATTTACAGCGGAGAGTTCGGTCTCGGTATCAGTTGTCGTGGAAGCCATAAATTTTTGTAATAAAAAAGGGAGACCGAAGCCTCCCATATGAATAATAAATTAGAATGCAGCAGTATTACCTGAAAGTGCAGCAGCACCAGCAACTAATTCCACAGCCGCAGCTGGGTTTAGAGGTGCAACACCCATAGCAAGTCTACCTAAGATTACATCTCCTTGATAGATAACTGAAACATCACCTGAAGTTACTTGAACTTGAGGACCGATAGCTTCTACTAGTCCAACAGCTTCTTTCTGGAATATTAATCCACAAGAGTTACTGAACTTAGCAGCTTCACCATAGTCGTTTACAGTTTTCTGACCTGCAGCAGCAACTGTATTGTTCTCCTGATCGCCCATTGCCTCAGAGACAAATGAACCAGAGTTACCTGGATCAGTTACACCGGGGTTTGTAGCAGACGCTGAACCATACTTAGTACCAAAGCTACCGAAGAATGGGATGTTCATAGATTTGTAAATCTTGATACCAGCAATCTCAATGATGCCGTTACCAGACTGCAAGGAGTCTCCCTGCTCGTCTCTATTTACAAGACCATTAGATCCTACAGCTTGGATTAGCTCATAGTACTGTCTTGGGTTAAGTACTCCAACTCTACCTTCTGTGCTTACACCCTTTTCATCTAGGGCTGCAGCAGCATCATAGAAAGCATTGATTAGAGAAGCAGATACATATGCATCAGCACCTGAGTTGTTTGTACCAACACGAATCTGTGTACCACCGGGTTCTACAAAGTTAGTCTTTGTGATAGGACCAGCTGAACGAGCAGATTTTGTGACAGCTCTGAAGATTCTTCTATCGTAGTTCTCTGCAAGAGCGTAACCAATCTTACGTGAGATCTCTCCACGTAGGTCATAGTGTGCTAGTGTCTCATCTAGTTCATACACGAATGCTGAACTGATTAAGAGGTCATCACACTCGATTGTTACCTCTGCTACTGGAGGTGCACCGTCGGTGTTACCCAGTATGTTCTGGCCGGGTTTATGGAACTCACTATTTGTACGGCCAGTAAAGATGAACTGTAATGATTTACCATTCTTCAATGTACGCTTAGTGATTAGATCCCTACCAATAGTATTGCGTTGGAATCCTTTGAACAGCTCTCCTGAAAACAGTTTCAGATAGAGTGCTCTACGTGCAGCAGTTGTTGTAGCTGCACCATTATCAGCACCAGCCCATGTTAAGGAGGTGTCGTTAGCATTATTTTGATGTGCCATTAATATGGAATAAGTTTATATTGACTTTCTTCAGCTGAAAATTTTTGATCATTGTTTGTGGTCTATCCCACCGTCTAGACGGCTAATGGTATCCTCCGTAGAGGGCAAAAGCCAATTAGTCAGAGATCCGACACTGAGGTGTCTCTGACCTATGGTACTGGAGATGTGCTCCTTCTACCATAATAAAAAAGGATAGTAATCCGAAGACCACTATCCATAGTTCATTAATTTTCTTCACATTGTTGAAAGAACTTCTTCAATGGAAATATCCTCATCAAGATTATCCTTTGGAGGTTCATGCTCCTCTGGTTTGTTGTGATGGGATTCGGGTGAAAATGAGGTAACAGAAGCTGTCACCTT